AAGCCTCTGTTCTCGAGCTGTCTGATCTGCCGGGGAGTCGCAAGGCCTCTTCTCTCGTTGAGTTTCTGCAGGAGCATGTCCGCCTCGCCCTGGCTCTTGACGTTATCGGGATTGATGCCGAGATGCTCGAGCTGATCACGCTGCCGTGCGGTAGGATCCTGAGCGGCCCATCCGAAGGGCGGGACGTAATCGACAAGCTCCTTCGCGTTGATGCTCATGGCATACTGCAGCGGGTCGACCAGCCTGCTCTTTTTCCGGCGCTGTGCCGCCAGTTCCTTGGCGAGCGCTTCCTCACGCTCAGCGACCACATCCTCGGAGGCGCGTTTCTCGGCCTCTTCAATATCGACCGCCTCGCCGGCCTTGTTCTCGAGGTTCCTAGTCATCCTCTGTGCGACGTCCGGATCCTCGCAGATCAGCGACGCCGGGTGACACAACTCATGTCTGTCTGTCAGCCATAAGAAGTCGATCAGCAGCAGGTGGCTTTTATCTGTCTCCGGCGAGAGCCGTGTCCCGCGTCCTACCATCTGCGCATACAGCGGTCTTGACTTCGTCGGCCGGAGCACGATGATGCAGTCCACAGCCGGGCAGTCATAGCCCTCTGTCAGGAGCATCGAATTGCAGATCACGTTATACTTACCGTCTGCAAAGTCCTGCAGGATCTGTGCCCTGTCCTCGCTGGAGCCGTTGACCTCGGCGGCGCTGAATCCGCGCTCTTTGAGCATCGCCTGGAACTTTTTACTGGTAGCGATTAGCGGAAGGAAAACAATGGTCTTTCGGTCCCTGCAGTATTTCACCATCTCGTCCGCGATCTGGAATAGGTAAGGGTCGAGCGCTGTGCCGATCTCTCCGGCCTTGAAGTCTCCGGCGCTGATCCCGACCATGCTGATATCGATCTTAAGCGGTACCGTGAGCGCCTTGATCGGTACCAGGTATCCGCTCCGGATCGCTTCCGGCATGGTGTATTCGAAAGCAAGCGACTCGAAATAGCTCCCGAGATTCTTCATGTCGGCACGGTCCGGTGTCGCTGTGACGCCGAGGACGTTGGAATTGCTGAAATACTGCAGCACTCTCTGATAAGATGAGCTGACGCAATGATGGGCCTCGTCGACGATGATCACGTCGAAGTAATCCTTCGGAAACTGCCTCAGGCGCTTCTCGCTCATAAGGGTCTGTACTGATCCCACGACTACGCGATACCACTGCCCGATGCAGGTCTGTCCCGCCTTCTCCACCGACGACCGGAGCCCGGTCGCCTTGAAGATCTTGTCAGCCGCCTGGTCCAGGAGCTCACCGCGGTGTGCCATGATCAGCACGCGGGAGCCGCGCCGGACACATTCCTCGACGATCTTTGCGAACACGATTGTCTTTCCGGTACCGGTCGGCATGACGACAAGCGTCTTATGCCTGCCGCCATCCCACTCCCGGAACACTCCGGCGAAAGCCTGCTCCTGGTAAGGTCTGAGGTCCATCATCAGAAACCACCACCCCATCCTTTAGCCTGTTTCTTCTCGAGGAAGGTGATATTGGTGTATGTCTTGTCGGCCTTGTCGCCCTTGCCCTGTGTCTTCTTGACCTTGACCTTGCAGGTAAGGCCGGGGAGCTCAGCCAGCGCCTTGCCGAGATTCGGCAGCGGCTCGCCCTTCTTTTTCTGACCGGTACCGAGAAAAAGCTGTGAGAGCTTCCACTCAAAATCAGAATTGAGCACGAAATTCTCGCTGATCTGTGCTTCTGATCCGTCCGGCATGGTGAGGTTGACGTATACGGTCCGCATCGGATTCCCGTTGTATTCATTCGCCCACTGGCACAGGCTCTGCTCCACATGGTCGATCCGTCCGTCATACTCGCCTTCCGGAACATCCGTAAACTGCGATTCCTGATTGATGCTGTCGTTAAGGTCTAAAACGTTGCCCATTGATATCCTCCTTATTTGTACTCAAGTTCTTTTTCTGCCTCATCTCCATAATGGCCGCTTTGAGCTGAGGCCAGAATCCGACGGCCCAGCCTATGACGAAGTCTTCCGGATAATCGGCGACTCTTGTGTCTGCCGTCATGTAGCCCTTGGAGCTCGCGATGTGCTGGATCTCCCACTCGTCAATCTTTGACGCGATCATAAGATCCCTGAGTGATTTGTTGATCCTCGGGTCCGGCTCCTGGTATTCGACCGGAATGTTCTTAATATCTTCCGGCCCTGCGACTGCAGCGGGCTGACTCCTGTCATATTCCGCGCGGGTGATGCGCTCCGCATCCAGCAGGCCGCCCGGAACGACGTTTCCGGCCTTGATGTGGTAAAGCTCGCCGTTCTTCCTCAGATAAATGTCCTCTTCGGCTACAAATCCCTGATCAGCCGGGCTAACCTTTTCCTCAGGCGCCGGATCCGGCGCGGGGGCTTTGGCGGGAGCGGGTTCTGACTTAGGCTTCGGCTTCGGGACGCTTTTGGGCTGTTCTGTCCTGTTGTCCTCGAAGAGCGGAGAGATCGACTTATATTCGAGCGGGAGCTCGTCCGGCATACCGAAACGGTTCTTTGCGTCCCAGAACGGAGTGTGTGTCGTGTGGATCACCCTGCGGCCTCCCTGGGCCTTGTTCTTGCCCTTCAAGGTGCCTTTGCCGTCTGTATTGACAACATTGACCTGATAGTTGAGAAACAGGACCACGTCGGCCCATTCCTTGATCATCGGCGCCACCTTCTTCGATGTCTTCATCTCCCAGTGATCATAAGCCCCGAGCTCTTCCGGAAGCTCCACCTTGCGGAGTGTGGCGTGCGCCGTGATCACGACGTTCACGCCCTTCTTTACGACCTCTGTGAGTTTGTTCAAAAGCTTCCCGAACTCCTCGGCGCTGTACTGGTAGCCCTTGCCGTACCCGGCGCCCTCGAGGCCGTCCCATCCCTTTTTTCTGCACAGGTCATTGATCTCGAGCTGTTCCGCCCAGTCCGCCGTGTCGATGACCAGCGTCTTGCACACGGTCGGGTTGTCGATCACATACTGGACCTGATCGAGAAGCATCTGCCACGAGGACGGAGCCTCGAAACGCTTGACGTCCATGTGTGTCGTCGATCCTTCTGTATCGATAAAGAGCGGATCAGGGCACTGACTTGCGAGTGTGCTCTTGCCGATGCCTTCGGCTCCGTAGAACACGATCCGCTTTGCGACGGGTAACTTCCCGCTGATAATGTTCATGCGTTTACCTCCTTAAAATCCCGATCCGGGCGTCCATGTCTTGACCTTCGGCGCCGGTTCTTCCTTTGTGAAAACACAGTCCTGTCCTTCAACATATCCGTCCGTGATCACTATGCTGCATTCGTCCCCTGTGCTCACGCGTGTCGCGATCGCCTGCAGGCCTTCATGCTCGAGCCACTGGCCGAACTCTTTGAGCGTGTCCAGGTCCATTGCCTCGAGCTTATCCAGGAGCACGAAGCCGCACTTCGGATTGAGTTTCCGGACGATGGAAGTGGAGACGATCATCTGTTCAGCGCCGCTCATGTTGTCCCACATCTGTCCCTTGTAGATCAGTTCGCCGTCTTTGACTGACAGGCCCGGAAGCGGAAGGTCCGCATTGTCCAAAAGCGCCGTGCGCTGTTTCCTGACGTCCTCGATGTCATTGGTAAGCGACTGATATTTGTCGCGGTAAATCTTGGCGTCCTCTTCGGCCTTGGCCTTGTCGAGGTTCGCCCTGACCTTCCGATTGATGGTCTCAATGGACTCGAGTGAGCGCTCAAGCTCTTCGGTGGACTCCATCTTCATTTCTGCCGGAGTCTTCTCGGCTGCTTTGCGCTTCTCGTCGAGCTCTTTGAGATATTCTTCTCTTGCGCGGATCTTTTCCTTATAAGTTTCGATCTCTTCCTTTATTTTGCTGATCCTTTCAAGGATCGCGTCATAATCATGGCGCCACTGCTTGCGCTGTTCGTTCCGGTAAAGAATTGCCTGCTGCTGATTGATCAGCTCTGAAGCGCTGACCGGTTCCTCCGGAGCATCCGGGTAATACGGCTGTTCTTTAGCGAATTTCTCCTTCTGGTCGGCTGTCCTGCCGACATAAGTCCGCTCCTGGTAAAGCTCTTTTTCCCTCTGATCGAGCTCAGCGAGCTGGGGGCCGACGCCGATGATCTGCAGGAGCGTGTTCGCTTTTTCCTTGCCGGTCGCCTCCATGAACTTCGGTAGATTGATCGCCAGCTCTTCCACGAACTCGTCCAGGAGCTGCTGTCCGCCCTTCTCACCGTTGGGATCCGTGACTTTGAGATCGCTGTTCTTGCCTTTGCGCTCGACCACAAGGCCGTTGTCCATGATCACCTTGAGTCTCGGCGGGATCGTGCTGTCAGCGTTCACCGCCTGAGAGGGCTTGTACTTGTTCCCGCCCAGTGCCCACGCGATCGCGTCAAGAACGGAGCTCTTGCCCTGCCGGTTCTTCCCGCCGATGATCGTCAGGCCGTCCTTGCTGGGCTCGATCATGACGGCATGGATCCGCTTAACGTTCTCGATCTCAAGCCTGTTAATCTTCATCCATAACCTCCTTTTTATTGTCTTTAGTTTCCTCACTCGCGACTTCGTCCATGAGCTCGTGGCAAGTGGTCAGGTGTTTGATCATCTCTTCGAATGACACATTGGTAGCGTTTGCGGCCGTTTTTATGATCTTTTCGCAATAGATCGGAATACGATCCGGAGAACAATTAAACTTCACATTGATCTCAAACTTGTTTGATCCTTTTTCGCCAGGCTTCTTTGTCAGCTTGATCGTTTCCTCAGTCTTGTCTCTGGCGGCCTCAAGCATTATCTGCTTAACCATCAGCATCGCGATTATCTTTCCTATCATTTACTTTCCTTTCCGTGATATAATCACTGTGTGCATATATTTATGTATGGGCCCCCGTGGGAGTGGCAGCTCCCTGTGGGGCTCATTCCTGTCTGTGCCCCAGCACTGCGGCGCATGCGATCGCAACGAGCAGCGCCAAAATAGCCACTGGAGCGCCGCCGTCGAAGAAGCTCTCGACGCTGCAGCCGCAGATCATCATGGCGACGAAGAATATGATCATCAGCGCCCTCTCCATAGCTTGTGCCTCCTTCCTACTTTGCCCTCTTTCCGCATCCGTGTCAGCACCTGTGACACACTGGCAGCGGTAATACCGAGTTCCTCGCCGATCTCCGCATACGTCCTGCCCTCCTCATAGAGCTGTGCTGCACGCTCGTCATACACGTGATCCGGTGCCCGTTTCAGCCCGCGGTACTCCTTAAGATAGGCATACACGACAGACCTGGATTTTCCTGTAGCTTTGCATATCTCCGGAACTGATAAGCCTTCTTTATGCAGTTCCACGACCTCTGCCTTCGCTGTTTTTCGTGCGGTTTGTCGTGCCATTATTGCTTTACGCACATTTTCCTGCCTGATCTGTGTGTGAGATCTCTGAGGCTTTGGGGGCTTTTCAGATTCCTTCTTCTTTTTCCGCTCCACCAGACCAGCTTTCTTTTCCAGGTTAATGGCTGGTGACGGCTTTGGCGGTATCTCTACATCAATGACGTGGAGCTCGCTCGCCAGGTTACCGACTACCTTCCGCTGGTACTTTGCTCTTGTCGGCGTTGGAGCGCCCGGCAAGCCTTCCGCGTACCGCTTTTTGATTGAGCATTTCAATGTCTTCTATCACTCCCTTCAAATCTTTGTATTCCCTGCATCTGCCTCGACGTTCTGAACATTCGGAAAAGTGGAGGCAGGATTCGCAGGCGCTCATATAAATTGTTCGATTGACATTTGCCCGTCAATCATATCTGCGTCCATCTGGGCCCGCCGTTCTCTATCCCGCTGTTCTTTGTACTCGTTGTACTTCATGCGGTATTCGTAGCTTTTTCCGAAGATGTTCCATGCCGCTTTTACGACGTTAGGCTCATACGGTTTGATTTTTTCCAAATCAGCTACGGCTTTGTAAGAGATGGGACAGCCACAGCACCCCGTTCTTGTAAGTCCGTAAACCTCGTATGCGTCAGAGTATCTAATTCCGTAGGTTTCTTTATACCACGCCTTATCTTTGTCGCTGACATAGAACAAAGGCCTAAGCCGATACTGACCATTTGCTGTCTCCGTAAAGCACAGGGCCGTATTATCTTGTCTCGGAACTGACCTCATGCCGCCTTCGTCTCTGCGTTCGCCGGTTATGATCATCTCATAGCCTTTTTGGACCCTATGCGCCAATTGCTTTTTGCAGTAATCACAACACTTTGCGCTCACTTGGAAATCGGGCGGATACTCAGCGATGAAATCCCGCATATACCGTGATGAGTTAATTACAAGTTGGATATTCGGTCTCGGTTCACCCTTGGAATTACAACAGCAGAGGAAATTGATTACGGATTCGCACTTAGGATACCTTTCTCTTAATTCCTGCCGTTTTGCCGTTTTGTCTTCGGCCTGTTCGTACTCATCTGCAATTGACAGCGGGATGCCCTTTTTCTGCCATCCAGATAAACCGCTCGACATGATTTTTGATACAAACGGGATTCCGTGTTCTCTCGAAGCCGTCACGATGTTGACCTTTGGTCTTGCTTCGAGAATTTCCACGCCGTATTTCTGGGCCGTCGCTTTTACGTGGTCTTTCGTGGCCTTCATTTCCAAGCCAGTGTTGAAAAACACATAATCCACTTTCGGCAATGATGGAATCATTTCTCTTGTACGTTCGATCAGGTCGATGAGGATGTCGCTGTCTGCGCCTCCCGAATACGAGCAGATTGCCTTCGGGTGCTGCCTGAGCCTCGTCGCTATGATCCCCTGAAGCGCTTGAAATTTTGCCGGGGCGTCATAGTCGGCATAGGCGGGCCGGTCAGTATAAACTCGGCTTTTATACTCTCCCTTGCTCACGTCACTCCTCCTGTTCGCTTTTTGCGGACCTTTCAGGCAATAAAATATCATCTACGGAAAATCCCGTAAGATAACAGATTGCCATAAGATACGCAGGTCTCATTTCGGCTTTGCCGGCTTCCCAATCCGCAACCATTTTGCGGGAGACGCCGAGCTCGTCAGCCAGTTTCTCTTGCGTGTAGTTCGCGTTGACACGAACCGCCGCCAATGTCAGTTTTGCCAAGCTATCAACTCCTTTCTGTGTGTATTCCGCCGCAACAACTAAGCCGATTATAGTACGCATTTTGTGTACTGTCAACGCTTTTTGTGTAATTATTTTCCCTTTTGTGTTATAGTCAAGTTAGGGGGGAGGATAAAGAAATGACTAGCAATTTTAATGAGATATTCGGAAAAAATCTGAAGCGCATCATGTACGATCGCAATATAACACAGGCACAAATGTCTAAAGAATTAAACATTCCGAAAACTACCATTAGTAGTTGGATGAATGGTAAACGTGTGCCTAAAATGGATATGTTCGACAGGATTTGCTCATATTTGAATTGCCGGCGGTCTGATTTGATGGAAGAGAAAGCACCCGATACCATAACCATGCAGGTTACGGAACAGGAACGACGCATGGTCGAATATATGCGCTATCTCAATAAAACAGGTGTGCCAAAATGAAACCCCGCCGCCTGCCATCGGGCTCCTGGAACGTCCGCATCATGATAGACGGCCACACGTACAGCTTCACGCATTCCGACCGCAAGACCGTAATGCGCATGGCTTCGGAGTTTGCTGACGAGCACCGCGAAAACGCCGTAAATCCGCCTCTTGGCAAGTGCCTTGAGGATTTTATCGAGAGTAGCCGTGAAACGCTTTCTCCGTCCACTGTCCGCGCTTACGGAAGCATTGTACGGGCAATACGGAAACGCACTCCCGCCGCGCTCAACAAGCGCATCGTGTCGCTAACGAACAAGGACATTCAGAGCATCATTAATCCGCTCCGCGCTCCGAAAACTCAACGAAATTACGTCAATTTCATTCAAGTCGCCACTGGTCGAAAATTCACGATTAAGTACAAAATCCGCGAACAGAAACACATCCGCGTGCCGACTGACTTGGAAGTCCTCGGCCTTGTCGCCCTGTTTCGTGATTCCGAAATGGAAATCCCTATCATGCTCGGCGCTTTCGGCGGTCTCCGGCGTGGTGAAATATCCGCCCTTACCATGTCAGACCTTGACGGCGATTACATCCACATCACCAAAGATATGGTGCTTGCTGATTACGGAGAATGGATTATCAAGCCTCCGAAAACGTCCTCATCAATCCGCTCCGTCCTGCTCCCGCGCTTTGTCGCCGACAGGATCCGTGAGCGCGGGCACGTCACCGACCTCAAACCGAACAGCATCACCAACCAGTTGCGGAAGGTTCAGCGGAGATTGGATATAAGCCCGTCGTACTGCTTCCACAGCCTCCGCCACTATTCCGCATCATACCTTCACGCGCAGGGTATCCCAGACGCCTACATCATGGCCAGAGGCGGATGGGCAACACCCGCAGTCATGCAGAAAGTCTACCGGCACGCCTTGAAAGACAAGGTCGCCGGCATGGAAGAGAAGGCCGTCGCTGCGTTTCAATTTCCGTTTCAATCTGAATAATCATATATGCGTTTCTGTTTATCAGAATTGATAAGAATTATCTAAGATTTGACATTAGAAAAGCCCGTAGATATAAGGTTTTTTCGAATTTCCCTTATATTTACTGGCTTTATCGTGTAGAGCAGGTAGCGGGAATCGAACCCGTCAAAAATCCTTTATTCATGGGCTTAATCTGTTCTCGTTCCAGTCTGCGTTTCATTTCTCGTTTTTGACGTAGTCAATTATACTCGTTTAATTGCGCCGGCGCAAATAAAAATAATATCACTCAATGAGTAATTTTCTATTGACATGTCACCCAATGAGTGATATTATATAATCAAGGACAGGGAAATACAGGAAACACTAAGGAGGACAAAACAATGCTGAACACACAGAAAGCAATCGATCTTGGAGCAAAGAGATGGACAAAGAACGGATACGATAGGCTTTACATCAATCTCGACATGGTCGAGGCAGCCTGTGAGAAATATAACGACGGAGTCGTCCCGATGAACCGCAGGGCAAAAGGAAATTTCAAAATGTGGGCAGAAGTCGAGACAGGCGAGATCAAGAGCCAGGGAATGGGCAACTACGCAGACGACATCGAGAGATGGGTAGCACAGTATATCGAGGAGGCATAACATGATTTGGTACGCAGTATTAAGAGACAGGGAAGACAACGACTGGGGATACGGAAGCCGCGAGCGCACGAAGGCTGAAAAAATGGCAATGGATATGGAAAGCGCAGAAGCCTACATTGCAGTGATCGAGGATAATGGTGATCCGGTCTGTATCGACGAGATACATCAGGATGATTTTCTCATTAACAAATCGCTCAAAGAGATCTGCAAGATGGCCGGGATGAGTCAGAACGCTATGGCAGACCATTTTATGATCCCCCGCAGGACATTCGGGAATTGGTGCACCGGAGAACGCGAATGCCCGATGTATACCAAAATGATGATGATCGAACTTCTTGAATTATATAGGAGATAAAAAAGAGCCCCAAGGGACCGGAATCCCAAGGGGCTCGAAAACCGTTTGCATGCAGTGACGAGTTTTCTCATTATTTGGTAATGTGGCTCTTATGGATATATCCATAAGTGTCGCCGACCCGGCACAGATAGAACTTGCCGACTCCTTTACAGACGCCTGCCTTTGCGCCCTGCTGGACCTCCACAGTGACTTTTGACCCCGCATCCGGATACATATACCCGCTGCAGGTCCTCTTAGTCATACCGGTCCATTTGACGGTGTGGTAGTCGTCGAGAGCTCCGGAGCCTGCCGGTACCGCTGCGACGCTGTTCCAGTCTGTCAGATTGTACTGCTCGATCAGCCAGCAGAGCTTTTCTACATAGTCCGGAGCTGTGGCATAACCACCGTCTTTGATGATTTGTGCGGCCTTCCTGTAGTCTGTGCATCCGATCAAGCCCGCGTATCTGAGCTTACTTCCGTTCTTTGCGCCGGCCAGATATGCTGAGTGATCTCCTACGGATTCCTCCCACGAGCTATAAGCCCGAAAGTCTGCCCGCACCACCGCAGGGCCTGACGTGTAGACTTCCTGCGTTAGTTTAGAGTAAGACTTCCCGCCCCACGTGGATCCGCTCCAGGTGTTACCGGACAGGCTCTTTTTCATGCCGAACAGGTTGTGAGCGTTTACGGCCAGCTCGCTTTTCCCCCATCCGCTCTCAAGGATTGCCTGCGCGATCGTGATGCAGGCCAGGATCCCGGTCTTGGCCATGTCGTCTCTCGCCAGCGTACCGATTGCTGCTATAAAGATCTCCTGATCTGTCATCGGCTTTATCTCCGGCTTCTGAGTTGCTCCGGAATCCTCTACAGGATATACAGCTTTGCCCGTCTCGTCAAATACAGTGTATCCAGGATTCTGATCAGCGCACTCTTTTGCCTTGTCAAGAATCGTAAATGCTCCGATCTGTGATGCAGCATCCGCCCATGTCTTCCGGACGCGGTAAAAGACCAGTCCAAAAGGAACGTCAAACGTCTTACTGCTTGATCCCTGCGTGACCGTCAGCTTACCGCCCTTTGCTTTGCCTTTGATATCCTCGTTCAGCATCCATACCGTGATGCCTGCTTCTTTGAATCTTTTAGCTCCGTACTGCGTGAACCCGCACGATCCGGGCCCGCCTTTTTCATTATTGCATTCGATCGCAAGACCGCAACCGCGGGCCTTGACTTCCGCGACCTTGCCTGAGCCGTCACCGTTGCCATGATGTTCCGATTCGCAAACAGCAATCTCGCCGTCAAAATACTGAGCAGCCTTCTTCCCTCCTCCATCACCGCAGTGCAGCACACGACATGCTCTTTCATACAGATTGATGGAGCCGTCGTTCAGGTATCCCCACGCCTCGCCGGTGTCATACTCTCCCCAGCTGTCCGGCTGATTCCTGCAGACTTCGAAGACCATCTCTCCGCATGTGATCGTGTCCCCTGTCTTCACAAAATGGATCTTTGTGCCCTTGGCCTTCAGTTTGTCAATGAGGCTCTGCAGGTACTCCTTATCCTCTTTGGCGCTCCTGGCATTTGCGGATCCTGTCCCCGCCAGTTTCAGCGACGCAGGATCATAACAGTAGAAGTTCTCGATCGTGATCTTTCCGTTCTCGAGCATCTTGAAGAAACCGCCGAGATGATCCCCATGGGCGTGGGAGCCGCAGCCATCAATCGTGCGGAGGCCGTTGTCAAGAAGGTACTGGATCAGATTGTTCCCGGCTTCCGTGTTTTTCTGGTATGAGTCATAGACGAAGCAGTTCCTGTTCTGGTCATGCCACACGCAGCCGGCTCCCTGCCTGTCATCCGGCGAACTCGTGCGCGTGTATCCCGGATAAAAGAAACGGATCTCTTTTTCCTTCATTCCGGAAGCCTCGACGTAACGGTAGATCTCTTTACCTGTCCAGTCGAATACTGCATATTTCGGGCCGGAGTTATTCGCTTCAGCGATTGCATTGTCCAGGATCAGGTATGCACCGATCTGCGAATTGGCGTCCTCCCACGTCTTCCGGACGCGGTACCATTTCTTCTCTTCTGTCTTGGGGAGTTCCACTGTCTCAGCGCCAACTGACTTCACAAATTTCTCGAACTCAGCACTCCCTCCGACAGCTCCCCATCCCGGAACACGTGGACAACTCTTCCCGGTGACATCCCAATGCCTGATCACATTAGCTGCCGGCACACCAAACTGTTTCATGAGGTATCCGGCCAGCTCCTCTGCCGCTTCGACTGCTTCTTTTGTGAACTCCCAGTTCTTGCCATTGTTATGCGTGCAGATCTCTATTCCGATCGAGTTGCCGTTCGTACACTGGCCATAATACGGGTGATGACTGGACTCCAGGGATCCTCCGCAATGCCATGCGTACCATTTTGCCGGATCGCAGTATTCCCGGATCTCCCCAGAACGGTCGACGAAATAATGCGCCGACGCGGACCTGTTCCCGGAATTGAAGTATTTCACATTATCCGCAGCCGTACCCTCAGCGCCGGTGTAATGGATAACGATAAACTTGACCTTCTCAATTCTTTCCCTGCAGTTCCGGTATGCAGTAAAATTGGTATTTTTAATGATATTCACGCTATCCTCCAAACAAAAAGGAGACCGTTCAGGTCTCCTCGTTTTCCTTGTCTTCTTTGATCAGTCCATCTGCGATTTTTTTAAGCCTGTGAGTGATCCATGTCGGCATAGTAACACCGGCAAGATCCAGGTTCTCGATCACTGAGACGATCTCCATGATCACGATGTAGACGGCCACGCCCTTGACAATCTCCACAGGGATGCTCAGTGCTATGTATATGACGTAGGCAAGAACTACTACCAGCATCTCGCCACCTTTCCTAAAAAGGCCTTTTCGCATCTTTGTGCTGTCCCAACATGAGTTGATCGTGGCCTGCAGCCATCCCGTGATGATGTCAGCCGCCGCGCAGATAGCCGGGAGCAGGAAGACCCAGTACAGGTGCGAGAACTGGATGTCAGACAGATCTATGGTCATATTTGCGGCGTTTGTTGTAATAGTGATGAATCCCAATGTGGTCTCCTTCCATAAAAAGAGCGCCCGAAGGCGCCCTGGTTTATGTGTCACGTATTAAAATGCCGCCCGCTCAGTAGCAGCCCGAGCGAGCGGCGGCGTCGCCTTTGTCAGTCCGGCACGCACACGTTCTCCCACTTTTTATATGCGTCGATATAGGTTTCACCTTTATCTCCGTTGTGGGTGATCTCATAGTACATGCCATCGCTGATCGTGGTGCTGACCAGTGCCTTCCAGTTCTGAAGCGTCTTGCAGAACCACACGACAAATACATCGTCTTCGGTGATCTTCTTGTTGTCAGTGACCTCTACGCGCTCGTTGAAATAATCCACAACAAGCTGCTTTGCCCTTTTGAGCATCGCGTCATTACTCATGATTTGCTCCTTTCTATTTTGATATTTAAAGTGTCATTTAAGCATTTCAGAACAGCTCGTTAAGAAGGAACGATGCTCTATACTCTTCGAAGCCGACAGGGAACGGCACAATTTCAATGCCTTCATCTATGCAATACTGCACAAGGTTTGAAAGCCTTGCCCCCATCTCGTCCACAGCACTCCCCCATGAATTAACATGGGATACGATGATGACCCATCCGTTGACAAGCTTTGCGTTCTGCAGGACTTCGTGGATTCTGTCATCGTTGCCGTTGTAATTGCCGAAAATGACTCTCGGGATATTCCACCTGCTGACATTTCCGTAAGGTGTTACAAATCCGTGCTGTTCGCGATTGCCAGTGGGGCAATTGAGCAAGCACTGCATGCCGTGATTTTTTGCAAGGTCTACAATATACTTGTCGTTTACGCCATACGGAGTTACCCAGTATTTGTAGTTTGAGAATCCGTATTCGCGGATGCTCCTCAACCCTCGCATGAAGTTTTCGTTGATAAGCGTCTTGTTATAGTCGGGATGCCCCTTGATCCAGTACCTCGTAGAATCCCCTGCCTGATGGTAACAGTGATACAGACACGCGAAGCCCTCCTGCTCATAATCGAGGAGCAGTTCCGGCAATCCTTCGCTCACACCATTGTCGAGGTTTATCGTCTCAACAGCATACCCGCCGAGTTGTCCCTTATCTGCAAAGATATCATGGTACCGCTGTACAAAAGTCTTGTTGGTCGTATCGTCGTCAATGAATGACACCATCGGGCCTCTTGCCGTGATTTTTGCATACGGGTGCATTATCTGATCGCCTGTCAGCACCGAAATGTTCTTGCACACTTCGAGGTTCTTTTCTGCTTTCCATAAGGTAGAAAGTCTGTGCTGTCTGAGGGACAGAGTAGCGCTCTTGTCCGTATAAATTACGGTCATTCCTGCTATCGTGCCATAATCTCGGATTGCATAGTAGCCTGTAGATATAACAGGCTTGATAACAGCATTAATGTCGGCATTGGGACGGATGTAAATCCTATATGCGTATTCCTTCCCCGACTCTGCGTTGAAGAAAATACCATCGCCGTAATAGTCGTTGATGATTCCTGCGCTTGTTCCATCTGAGATCTGTGCAGCGATCTTTCCTGCGTACTCATTGTCAAACGACTTTACGAATACAGGAACATCTCCCGGTGTGAATTTGAAAATGTAACTCCACGTATTACCGTTTACCGTGTCTGTCTTTGCTGTATCATAGATAAGCACGCTGTTACTTGTGCCGTTATGAGCATTGATATAAATCGACTTATCGGCACTGTCGAACAGAGTTTTTATAGCTCCATTCTGAACGGTATATCTGCCCGGATATACTCCGCCGCACTCAAACAGGTTTTCACTGCCCGTAGAGAGAAGCTTGGCTTTGACTCCCGTAAACCGCTCATACGAAGTCGGATAAGGATTAATCTCCACCTGCGGCGCATAGGTAATGTCACCTGCCCAGCCAGATTGTACAATGAAATAAATGCCGTATTCAGTGTCTGCAGAGGCGATAAACGTGCGGCCGCCATCCCCGACACTCTTGTAAGCAGAACCATCATACACGCGCATCTGAACGCCAAAGTCAAACGGGATCTCTGTATTCGGATTCTCAGAGATTGACACCGCAGTCGCAGTGTGGAATCTGAATTTGAAGTGATGGTAAAATGTCACTCCGTTGATCGTCTTGAAGTCGTTGCCGAACTCCGTAAATCCCGAAGTCGTTGCCGCTGTTGCACCGTTGGACCGAATACGGATAGTGTGGTTTATCGTGTTGAACGTAAATGTCACGCCGTTTCGGGTAAACGTCCCGTTAGTGTGCCTTATAGCAAAGATGTTCTTTTTGCATATGACGATATTTTCCCCGCTTGTAATACCGCTTATGTCATATATGTCATACGGCTTGCGCTGATCACACCCCGTTAAGACGAGGGGATTCCCTTCGCTAGTCGTGACTGACGCTCCTGTCTGCTGTACGCCAGTATTTCCGGCATCGATCTTTGTCTTGAGAGCCTGTGCATTATCCTGTACGGAGTATCTGTATGCTACAGCAAACGTCAACACCTCTAAAGATATAGAGCCGTACTGTATGCGGATGTATGCCGCTTCTGTAGAAAGTATTGTGCTGTCTATTCCCGCAGGAGTGACGGCTTCGATGAAAGTTCCGTCGTTAGCGTACAAGAAGATTTTTAATGCGCCGTGGACATGGATTTTTGTTCCACGTGGAATCGGAATGAGATTCTCAGACACGCTCATAAGGGACGATGTGGATTTTATCTCACCGCTATTCGTGTCAGCATAAGCGTATGTTCTCCACTTATCCACTGCGTATAGATCATTGAGCGTAGTCCCGATAGAACTTTCGCCAACGCGTGCGCCGTTAATAAGTATGCCTTTATCAGCGGCATCAACCAACCCAGTAAGTTCGAGATTTGTCAGCGCATTTGTGTAAAGCTTCGGGGATACTGTCTCATCAACCGTCACTCCACTGGATACAGCAAGACGGATAAAGATGCCGGTAGCATCGGAGGGCACCGTAAAATCTTTGTCCACTGTATGTGATACAAGGATATTGCTTGTATCAAGTACACCGTTAATATAAGCGTATACCTGTACCTTTACGTTTGTTGCTGTATGCTTGAGACGGTACGTACCACCTGCATGCATACCAAAGGGGAAGCCATTCGCACTGTCGAAAAAAGTACAAACCGCCGCGCCGTTTGCCGCCGTTCCCGTGGCAGTACAGGACAACCCGTTCCAAGTAAACGCGACCCCTCTATGAGTCTGACTTGGATGATTACAAAAAGTCAGAATGTCAAATGCATTTCCATTTAACAGTTCGGCATTTAAATCTTCCTTTAACGATGAAATCTCGTCGCCGGTTTTCTTCGCGTCCGCAGCCTTTCCGGAGATGCTGAGAGTCGCATCGATGCCGATCGAGTCCGCGATCTCCTGCGCCTGCTCCGCGTAATACTTCGCATTATTCTCATATGCGGGATCTGTGCTCGGGACGTCTACACCGTCTCTCTGGCCGACTGCCCAGGCTTCCGCTTCGCCCTTGACCTCCGATGCAGCTGTGTCGACGATCTCCTGGATCTCTTCCGCAATCTCTTGCGCCCTCTTAGTATCAGCGTCAATCGTGCCGTCCTTACGCGCTGCAGGTTCGACAACAACTTGAACGTTAGCAGAGCCGAAGTACAAGCCCTGTGAGTCGTAGAAGACAATCTCAGCCGTGTGGTGGCCAGCTACCGCCGTGAGGGAAGTGTTAATCTCAAACGACACATACGACCCTATCCCGATAGCCTCGAACGTGAAGCCCAACCCGTCTTTGCGCGTCCCGGTGAATTTAGCACTTTTCCCGTTTACGTCCACAGCTGAATGTTTATTCATCACTTTGAAAATGACGTCATAATCACTGTCATACTGTGAAAGATATACTACGTCCGAGTAAAACTCCTGAGACAATGATATCTTATATTCTCTCTGCATAGCTTACTCCTTACTCGACATTTGATGTCAGCACCAAAGGATTGTAGATCGTGCCAGCCCCAGTATTTGAATACTGGCAATAGTACATCTTTCCTCCACAGATCGAGAGGAGGACCATAGCGGAGGAGGAGTTTTTGAATCCAATGCCAAACGCCTGTTGCTGTGTGGCAAGACCAAGCACATCCTGTGAAAATGTACCGTACCCCTTAAACAGGAAAGTGTCTCTGAGTGCCAGTACGGTCCTCGCAGTGTTTACGGAGTCACCGGAATTGAAATCGAGCATAAACGCCTTACCCGCCAACAACTCTGTGTATGCTGCAAGGAGCTGTTCTATCTGGGGCTGTGAGGATACCACGTTTGCGACCCTCGCAACAGAGGACACAGACAGGCCGTCTATATTGATCCTCCATACAGGAGCTTCTACAACGATATCGCCCGCCGATATAGTTCCCGCCGTATATGATGGAGGTGTAGGTGTTCCCGTGCTCCCAACTCCTTCACGGACCACAAACGACATTGACTCAATCCCGTTGTTGTTTTCATATCTGACGCACAAATAATCAATACGGTTATATCCTGTTGTCCCGTGGCTGACATCTATGGTTATATATGCTCCCGTGTCCATAGCACCCACACAACCCTGCATGCTTAGCGCACCATCATGCAAGACGAGCTGTGTTGCTGATACTATTTCAAGGGCAAGCTGATTACCAGCAGGAAGGACAACGCACCCGGTACCGAAGGCGCCCTGATTAATGTACCTGTCCTGTTGGGCGGTTACATGAGGCTCTCCCGTGTAGCCCGTTACTATTTTGAAAGCGTTGCTCATACGCTCACCTCCACATTGTTACTGATTGTATATTCTGTGGTGACGATGCCACCGTCAGACCTGTGTATCTTTCCTGTTACTGGAGCTTTCATTGAGATGCCTGTCACGAAGTCCTTGCCTCCGACTATGTCACCAATCTCTATAGTCTCAGCCTCGATATCAATGGCAAACTGATTGACGCTCTGCATCTGCTCAAGCTGTTCAGTGCCGGACTGTACAAGCTGTGTCTCATCCGCTCCGGCATAGTCGTAGACCTCTGTGATCTCGTCCTTCCCGGTAAATGTCTGCTCCCTTGAGATGTTCCCATCCGCGTCAGCATAGAGGTGGACTACGATCCTATCCTTAAGTCTTCCACTCCCGAGGCATATCAAGTGATTGACTCCGGTCCTGTCGAGATTGATGTAGATGTACGCATTGACGTCCGTAGAAAACTCAATCTGTCCTGAGTAATCTACGATAGGCACACCATCCACCACGACACGCTTTAAGACGTTATTGTAGACTATGCGAAGTCTGTATCCAACTCGTTTTAACATCGCTTGTAGGCCATCGTAGAGGCTTACATAGCGATTGTATCTGTAGTCTGCATACACACCAATTGGAGGCGATCCTGTCATGAATCCCTCAAAGGCATCCTCGACTCTGTGGCTGATGATTGTATTGATGTCTCCCTCATCTGCCGCATAGTCCTCTCCCTCCGGAGGCTCTATGATCCTGGACTTCAACATACCTCTCCATGTGAGTCCTCCAAGAGAGATGTATCCCTGTTTTGTATCGACCTCAATTCTTTTGACGATGCCTCCGTACTCTGTATCCGGTATGTAGACAAGTGCGTCTCTGGGAATTTCTTCCCATTCTTCCTTCAGTATCTTGATCTCAAAATCATTGGCCTCGTCACCAACCTCAAAATCATATGCGTTGAATTTGACGGAACGAATCTCTTTTCCGGACTGGTCCGCAACTATTACCATTTCGGTTCACTCCTTTCTTCCAGGAGAGTTATTGAGAAGTCAAATCCATCCCATGCAACATCTAATGCTCCAGCCGGAATCTTTTCAAAGACGGAATACTCTTTACCTCTTGCATCAAAGAGATTCGTGTCTCCCATCATGACTGTGTGCTTCTTCGAATCGATCACAAGAGTCTCTCCATTGGGAATCGATGCATTAACCACATACGGATACCCATTGATAGTGACTCGCGGATTCGCGCAAGGACCATGTATGGACATGACGAAGTCTGATGCAAATGGAGATTCCGTCTCCCATATGACTGCTGTGGATTCTGTTGGAGTATAGTCATACTCATAGTCATATGGATAGTCGAGATATCCTGTGGGAGTCGGAGTGACCGCTGAAAATTCCCTCGTCTCTTCCCTCATCCAAAATCCGGACGGAATCATGATGTTGATTTTGTTTTCCGTAAATTGTTCCACGTCCGGATGCGGGTTGGTATCGGATGTCACTATGTAGCAATCACAATACCAATCCCCCCAGACAATCCGCCCGGCCTTCAGTTCCCGCAAATCGTTTTCGAAATCATCGTGTAATGCATTGAGGATTGCCGCCCTCGCAACCTGGGTCCCCCTGATGATCAATAAGACTTCATACGTTGTAGACTGTTTCCGAAACATCGCGATCCGCGATCCGTGTACAAGCTCCGTGCTTTCAACTTTGAAGTTCCACGAATGAAAATTCGCGTCTTTAATCCGTATCCGTGTAGCTTCTAAAGGGTAAACATTTCCGGAAGATGCGATATAAGTAATATTCATCCAGTCACCTCCCGAACAATCCGGCCAAATTCGCGTCTACCAATCACGACCTTTAAATCAGCCTGGTTAAGAGCCGCAACTATGGCATTGTATACACCATTTATGAACGCTTCGATGAGTGTTTCGTTGTTTGCAGCTGTTGCGTCGGAAATGTCGCGCATGAGCGCATCATGTCCGTACATCAGCTCGTTGCCAGCTTCGCCCGCTCCAATCGTTCCGTAAGGCGTCTGCATGATCGCCGGATTCGTAAACATGTATGGTGTGCTCATCGCCTTTGCGTACCAGTCAACATGCAACCCACTTGGATACTTGACTGTCTGGCCTAATATGGTTTTCTCTCCCCATTCAAGGCTAAAATGCGGAAGTTTAGGAAGCTCCGGCTTCGGGATCTTCAGTTTCAGATTTGTGAAGAACCCTTTGATATCTTCTACGACACCCTTGACCTTTGTCTTGATCTCTTCAAACTTCTCAGTGAATTTACTCTTGATATCTGTCAGTTTTTCGGTGATCTTGCTTTTCAGCTCGGTCATCTTGCCGATGATGTCATTCTTCATTCCGGTGATTTTATTCACCGCATCGGATTTAATCGTGTTCCACTTCTGCTGCAGGTTGGATTTGATCGAGTCGATTTTCTGACTGATATTCGACTTTAATTCTTCCCACTTCTTTGTGACGTCGTTTTTCAGGTTCGTGCAGTATTCTGTAATCTTCTCCCAGGTCTCTTTGACCTTTCCCTTAACCTGATCCCAGTGTGTGATCAGCAGTACAAGCACCGCGATAATCGCCACAATCGCTGCTATGGCGATGCCGATTGGACCGGTCAGAGCGCCCATGACCGCTGCCATAACGCCGCCTCCTGCCGATGCCGCACCCATGATTGTGGTCAGCGACCCCAAAACAGTGATAAAAGAGCCGATCACGCTCAGCACCGGACCAAGCGCAGCAAGCAGTCCCGCCAGCAGTCCCGCCAGCGTGAGGATCACGGTCTTCTGGTTTTCGTCAAGGCCGCTCCACCATTCATTGAGTTTTGATACTCCGTCAGATATCGCGCCGAGGACTGTTACGATTGCCGGGCCTAGATCCGTGACCAGCTGCGCCCCTGTATCTTTAAGCGTGTTGATGATTGGCGTCATCTGGTCGAGAGGATCCTGTACAGACTCGAAGGTCGTTTCTGTCGTCCCCGCCAGGTCTTCCATGGCGTATCCGAGATCTTCCAGTGACAGCCTGCCATCCCGACATGCGTCCGCGATCGCCGGGCCTGCCTTGTTTCCAAACAGCTCCATCGCGATCTGAGAGGCTTCTGCATCTGACTCAGCCCCGACCAGCTTCTCCTGGAGCTCTGACAGAGCGTCCGCGGAGTTCTTACCCTCTTTCGCGCTGTTCTGCAGGGCTTTCTTCAGGCCTCCCAGCATCGTTGATGTGTCGATACCATTCTTTTCACAGTTCGCGAGCAGATCTACAGACTCATCCAGTGAAAAGCCCATGTCATCCAGGGCCGTCTTATTCTGCATGAGCTGCTGGGAGAGTGTATCGACCGACGCCCCGCTGTCCTGCCCGGCCTTTGTGAGGAGGTCGAGCATGAGTCCGGCGTCTTTTGTCTCGACTCCCCACGCCGCCATCATGGCCTGCACATTGTCGATCGAGGAAGATACGTCCGTATCGTTCAATTCCGCAAATTTGATGAACTTAACAGACAGATCTTCGAGCTCGTCCCCGACAAGGCCGAAACGGGTATTTACCTCGCCCACTGCGGCGCCCGCAGTCGCGAAGTCCGTCGGCATTGTCTTCGCGATGTTCCGCGTCCTGTTCTGCATGTCCTCGAGCGCTTCACCGGTGGCTCCGGTCTTCTTGGTCACGATGTCGAGGCCTTCGTCGACTTCTTTCCATGCCACCACTGACGCCGCGCCCACGCCCATAATCGGCGCTGTCACAGATTTGGTCAGCGTTCCGCCGAGTGACTGCATCTTGCCGCCGACGTTTTTGAGTTTGTCGCCCCACTCCTTGAGCTGTGCGGAGTGTCCCTTGATCTGATTCGTGACGTCTTTCAGGGACTCTTCATATTTGTTCAAAGATGCCTTGCATTTGTTGAGCTCCGCTCTCTTCTTCGCGATCGCGGCCTCATCACGCTGCTCGGCGTTTTCCATCTGTTCCAGCTGGGCCTTCAGGACCTGTTCCTTCTTCGTGTACTCTTCCGTCATCTTCTGGAGGTACTTCTGCTTATCGGCCAGCTTCTGCGTCCCTGACGTATTTTTATCGTATTGTGACTGCGCGAGTTTAAGCTCAGAATAGGCTTCCTTTGTTGCTGCCGAAATGCCTTTCATTGCGGACTTAAATTCTTCCGCGCCCTGTGCTGTCAATAACAGCCCGGCTTCCTGTAAATTATTAGCCGCCATATTTCTCACCCCAGAATCTTTCGTAGGACTCGCCGCCGCCCTGTGCGATCCACCTTCGGACCTTGATCTCCTGCGCGTCCTGCTTCCAGACGTCCTCTATAACCTCGCTCAGACATCCAGCAGCGATGCCGGTATCGATCATTTGATCAACGTCACCGCAGAGGCGATAGAGTTTTGCGATGCTCCCACTTTTCCCAGCAAGTTCTGCGCCTGCATAAAAAAATCGGAGAAGCCCTCCCGCGTCACGTACTGGACGATCAGATTGAGATAGTCGCCGGCGTCCATATTCTTGATGTAATTGATATCCTTATCAATGCCCATGGCGAGCAGCTTGTTGACTTCATCCTCGCATCCGCTGATGTTATTGATCACGATGTCAAGGACCTGCCATACGAGCTCGTCATTTGCGGCCTGTGCGGCCCCAAATGCCTTCCGCTGTGCCGGCGTCCATTCGTCCTTCGGCATTGGCACGATTTCACCGTCAACCATTTTCGTCGGCATTTCGAACCTGGACTTTTTCAGAGTGTCCCTGTCGATCAGTTTGACCGCTTCGGCAAGATTGAACTTCCTCAGAACTCTGACAAGCTGCCATACGTCACTGGATTTCAAATCCCGCAAAACAAAAGCGGGAGCGATTGCCCCCGCGTCGTTCGTATTAGACATTCACGCCTCCTTTGCCCGCTGCTTACGGTGTTGTAGGTCTGAGAGCCTTTGCTGCTGTCACAGTCAGTACAGGGGCCGCAAAGAACGCAGCCTCTGTGATGCCTGCATTGGCTGTCTCAGCTGTAAGGACTTTAACCTCCTGATTCTGATCGTCATCAAAACCGTAAGCCCTGATGGTCAGGGTGTCGGTCTGATCAGAGTGTGAATCCGTAGACGTTGCCGTTGCATCCGAGTTGTCGACAAGCTTGCACTTCGGATACCAGCGCATATCCATCGTCTTGTCTTTCTTGATAATCGGTACGCCATACGCGAAGAAAGGCCTGGTCTTGATACCTCCGGACATGATGATGCCGGAATCGACAGTGTCTCCTTTCATTTTCGCGATAATCTCCTCTTCAAAGGCGAGCTGTGTGACGCTGATCTCTTTGTAGGTCACGATCGTGTCGGACTCATATACGATGCCGGATGCGTAGGACTCATATGAGTTCGAATTGTCCGTGATGCTGATATCGACAACCGTAGGGAGCTTTGTCACATCGCTCTCAAAATCTGATGCGTCCCAGTCTTCATCCGTGTTGAAGCAGATGTACTGCGCTCCGACGGTATATTTTGTCGACGGCTTTTTTTCTGTAATAGCCATTATTTACCTCCAACTTTTGTAAAAAGCTTATCCTGCATTAATTTGTAATATCGATCCTTGTTCTGCTCCCATGTCGGGATCAGATGCGGCTGTGCGCCCATCTTCTTCGTGCCGTACTCCACGAATTTTCCATAGTACCGGCCCCAGGATACGAGTACGGCGTCTTTTCCCGTTTGCGCCGGCGCAACTGAATCAAGCATGTGCGTGTATCCCGCTCCGCGCCTGCGCGGCTTTGGGAGCCGGTGGACGTCCTCTGCCAGTGCTTCACCCGCCGTCATGAGTACTTCGGCTATATTGTTCTCATCGGCGGCCTTTTCGTACTGCTCGAGCATTTGGGCAAACAGCTCAAGGCCTTCAGGTCCCGCTGCCATCGTCCATTTCCTCCGTGATCTCTACGCGGAAATAATAGTGATGCCATGCCGGGCCGTTGGTAGCGCTCAGCGTCTCGTGATAGATAATGGGATGATAACCGGCGTCGTTAAATGCCTTTTTCAGCCTCAGCAGTTCAGGAGGCCGCACAGTCCTGGAAGCCAAAGATACCTGATAGGTCACGACCATTTCATAGCCACCACCTGACGCCATGACGTCCTCAATGATGTACTCCCAATATGCTATTTTGGGGAATGATGCCTTATCTTCCAGATACAGCTCGTCTTCTCTGGCTGGGACGCCGGCGCTTTCGATAAGCTCCATGAGCTCTGCTTTTGTCATATTCATTCAGCCACCTCATAATCCATCGAAGGATTGATCAGTGTAAGCTCTGTTTCCATGTAACCCTGATTCGACAGCACATCGGCCTTGTTAAATACCTTGTGCTGTGATCCATCGATCACACAGACACAGTTCGAACTGATGCCATCCCATCTCGGGATCCGGATCTTCATGGTCACTTCTTTATCCGCCTGCTCAAATGTGATCCTTGTACGGTCATAAACTCCGATGTTTCGGAACCATACCGGCCCTATTCCCCGCTCTGAGATCTTCCTTTCGCTGTCCACGTCAACGATGTCATACAGATAAAAACACCCGTCTGTATATTCCGGGAGAGTTGCCATCTTATTCAGACGCATCCGCCACCTCCTCAGAAAGCTGCCACGCCCGGATGTCGGGGCCGTAATTCTGCAGGAACTCCTCGAATCTGTGTACCATGTCGTAATATACAAAGTCCTTGAGGAGTCCGCGCGAATACGGATCGTTCTCAAAGTCCGCGCCGGGTCTGAGCATATTAAGACGCCGCTCACACTTAATGATCGAATCAATGATCACATTATTCGGAGTATAGGGCGGAACCTGGTTGTCCGCCCTGATCTCTCCTGCCAGTATTTCGCACTGCGTGTCAGTCATTAGGCTCCGCCCTCCTTCTTACTCTGTCTGCAGTGTCAGGCCGCTGAGGTCGTAACGATCGACCTTTGCAAAGCCGCTGCACATGGATACGACGACCAGCTTCTGCGCATTCTTGTCGGTGATCTTAAATACTCCGTTTCTGTCCGGATCCGGAATGATATCAACCAGTCCAGAGCTGACGGAAGGCTCAAGACCGACAAGCACCTTGGTCGCATCGGTGTCGATGTTCGTAAACTTCAGGGCAAGGAAGTTACCAGCGCCCCAGTCATGTGCAAGTGTGCCTGAAGAGACATATTTCAGCGTGCCGGTGATCGCTCCGTTAGCTACAGATACGCTCGTCTGCAGGTCGCTTACTGTATGTCCCCAAAGTTCTGTCCCAGCCGATTCAGGCGCGACGGTGGGACTCGTCATGGGTTTGAGACTTCCTCCACCTTGGTGATGTAGGGTACAAGGTTCTGCGGATTGAAGATGAACGCAGTGTTATCGTCATCCGCGCGGCCATTGCCATAGACCTTCGCGATCAGCAGATCCGCATCGTCGAGGGCCTTTGTCTCCTTGTACTCCTCGACCTTCATCCCGGAAAAGCCCATCGTGAAATATCCGGGCATCGTGATCGCCGCCTTGCCGGCTGCAATGTTGGGCTCCTCGATGACGGTCAGCGGCATGAAGCTCTTCTGGACATAACCGCCAACAACGCTGTCACCGTACAGCGCCGGATTGATGTATCCGTACACGTCGGAAGGGTTCGCGATCACATGCAGGTCTCTCACAGGACGCTTGCCGCCATTGGAAAGAGCGGTAAGAACCGGTGCCATCTGCAGTGGAGAGAATCCGAGCAGTGTGGATACCACGGTCTTCGCGCTGTGCGTGCCATCGCTCTCTGTCTGGCCGACTTTGCGCAGGATTCCGACAGGAGCAACCTTGCCGTCTCCGTTGATGTATCCAGCAGCGATTCCGTCGTACATTGCCTCAGCGAGGATCGCGCGGAAATACTTCTCGACATATCCGATCTCGAGATCTCTGATCGCCTTCGGGATGACGCAGTAAGCATACAGCTTGCTGACCTCGATGTTCAAGCCGGTGATGGTCGCGGACAGCTCTGCGCTGTCAGAAAGTGCGGCTGTGAGGGATCCCCACAGCGCTCCGCCGCTCTTGGATCCTGTCAGCCAGTGTTTGACATTGGCAGGCGCGAAATTGATCAGGCCGAGTATCGGATACTCTGTGCGGATGTCCGCAAGAGTTTTATCCACGGTTTCTACCGGGATAATGTCGATCTGGTCGGCAGTCACAGACTGCTTAGCGCCCATCTTCAGTCTCTGGAAGAACTTCTTCTCGTTCTCGGAGAGCTGGGGCAGGGCCGCCGATCCGACTGTGCGTGCCTCTTCAACGATACGGTTTACCAGCTCCTGGTTCACCTCGGATGCGATCATCTCCATCGCTTCCATGATCGCCTGCGACTTGTCCTCTGCATCGTTCAGCATCTGGACGATCTTTGCTTTTGTTTCTTCACTGATTTTTGCTTTGTCGATCCTCATGTTCGACTCCTTTCGATATTGTCACTTACGTGATCACATAAAATACTGGTCCCATCCGTAATTACATACAGGCGGGGTCTTGGGTTCCTTCGGTTCCTCTTCCGGCTCCGGCTTCGGCTTTTTGGCTGCCAGCTTCGCCGCGATCTTGTCCGCCAGCGCTTCTACATCGATCTCCTGTGCTTCCAGGACGCCCGCTGCCGGCGCTGTCAGTTTCTGCATGATCACACCAAAAGCTGACTGCTTCGGCTCGTCTTCGTCATCGTCCTCGTCGTCGATCTCTGTCGCGAAGCCGTACTCAACAGCGTTCTTCGGCAGGATCCACGTCTCTGCGTCCATGAGTGCTTTGATCTCTTCCTCAGAAATCGTGGCGACCTTCTTATAAGCCTCGACAGATGCCTGCGTGATGGTCTCGATGTCGTCAGCTGTCTTCCGGAGCTGCGCAGCATTGCCCATCGCTACGGTCCACGCATTGTGGATCATCAGCAGAGATGCGGGCTGCATCACTCGCCGGTCGCCGGCCATGAAGACCACTGAAGCGGCGCTGCATGCGAATCCGTCGCAGATCGTTACAATCTTGGCCTTGTGCTCGCGCAGCACATTGTAGATTGCAAGTCCTTCTGCCACGTCTCCGCCGTAACTGTTGATGTGTACGTTGATCGTGTCTACATCGAGAGCCTTCAGCTGATTGACGATCGTCACTCCTGACTGTTCTCCGTACTCCGGCCACGCCCACGCGCAGATGTCGCCGAAAATGTACAGATCAGCAGATGTGTCGTCATTAACCAGCTGATAGTATTTAGTCGGAGTTTTTGACATTCCGTCTTTCCCTCCTTTCCTTATGTTTGCTTTGTTTACGGTTGCTATTCCTTACGGATTCCTCAGCAGGATCATCGGCGCTGCCCGTCGGCTGTGCGCTTTCCTCCATGCCTTCCGTCGCGTAATTCTTAGTAAGCGCCCTGGTCGTGGAAAATTCCGTATTCAGAGCGGGATACCCTACCATTTCGAAAATCTCGTCAAGCGTAAAGCCGATCGCCCTCAGCTTGTCGAGGCTGGTCGCCGCGTCGATCACGTCGATGTGCTTAAAGTGCGCGAGCCACACGAAGGCCCGCTCGCCATTGATGTAATCGGCCTGTCCTACGAGCTTCGCGTTCAGCGTGTCGTTGATCACTTGTGCCACCGGGCTCACTGCATAAGTAATAAACTCGTTCGTCGCGTCTGACTGCTCTGTGATCTGACCGTTGAACACGCCGAGCGGGATATCATAGGCCGCGGCGCACTCCTTGTTAATCGTGTCAGTGAGTGACGCCAGCTCCGCTGCCGTGACCTGCTTCTTGACGTCCATAAACTCCAGTGACGTTCCGGTCTGTTCGGTAATGATCGCCAGCTTCTGGCCGTTAATCTTGGACTTGAACTCATCAAGAACATTGTCCAGCGTAAGCCTGACCTCTTTCCCGTCTGCGGTCCTCCTGCGGAACTGTAAATTCGTGTCGAGCTTATACTTCAAAAGCGGCGTATTGGAGATGGTCTCGAGCGAATGCACAGCATTCAGCGCATCGTTAAGGTTGTTCAGGACATTGTCTGTGAACGTTCTTAGCTTTGCTGTCCCGTATCGGAAGTGCATGATGTCATCAGAGCTGACACCGTACCGCAGAGCCACTTCGCTGTATCCATCAGTTATGATGATATTGCTGTATGTTTTACCAAAGAGCACATAGTCGTCCATCTGGTAGGAGTTGGCCCGGTAATACTTGCCATTCGGCATGCGGATCACGACACAGTCACCCGTTGCTACCAGTTCCCGCGCCACGTGGAACCAGAAATCCGTCCCTGTCTCGTTGTCATTCGGCCTGATGTTGAGGCGATAATATGCCTCGTCCTTGCGGCGCTTCTCCCCCTGCGTCAGGACGATCTCACTCTTGGCGATTGCCTTCGCGATCATTCCGGCAGCCTTTTCCTGCGCCATAACGGCCAGCTGTACTTTTGTCAGGTCCGTCGCTATGATCTCCAGGACGTTTGACACGTCTCCTGTTCTGTTTCTAAAAAGCCATTCAAACATAGATGATTGTCTCCTTCAGCAGGTCCGCGGAAAACTCTGCCGCCACGAAAGCCATAAAGCCGTCGTTTTTCCTGAGCTTCGGCTCTATTTTCACATACTGCAAATTCCCGAATTTATCTGTGAGCGTGCCGGTGTTCTGTGTGTACCAGCGCATGATCGCGCTGTCGCCGTAGTCTACCTTGTGCTCCGAGAATAGCTTCTCGACAGTCGGAGCGATAATCCCGCAGACGCTCCCGATCTTCCTGATCAGCCGTACCGTCCCCTGCGGGTTGTCCCTGGTCTCGATCGTGATCCCGCGCTGTTCAAATACAGTTTTGAAAAGCGTATACCTGTACGTATCCATCGTGATCTTTACGACCGCGTAGTCCTGCATTTGTTTTTCGCACCAGTCCACGATGCCGTCCACCGGTATGACCGGAGCCCGGACTACTTCGAAATCTCTGAAGCCAGCTTTGCCGACGTTGTCTAGCGGGAATTTGATGCTTGTCAGGTATGGGCTCTCTGAGCAGATCCATGTGTGCTGCCGCCACTTGTGATTCCCCTCGTCGTCGATCGTCAGCACGCCTGCCGATGCAAAGTCCCTCACATCCGCATAGTCAATCCCGATGATCGCCATCTTTCCGGTCGTGTCCAGTGACTTCCGGATACCCTTCCGCTTCGTGTCCTTGTAGGAGCATAGCAGGATGTTCTTCCAGCTCGTCACAGCCTGTTCTTCCCTGAGCTGCGGCAGATTGCAGCGTTTCGTGATGTACTCCCTGTACTTCTCCGGGTCTCCCTTTGCCTTGATCCAGCCGCGCTCGATCGCCCGCTGCAGCGTGGGCAGATACTCCATCGACGGGTTGGCCTTGTGCATCGGCTCTTCCTTGCCTGCCTCTGATTCTTTGTCGAGCCGACAGAGGAATGGAAAGATCCCGAGCGGATTCGCCCCACCCTCGAGGATGACCCTGCAGTCATCCAGGAGCTTGTCGAGCGGGCCCTCACGGACGTATCCGTTCGTGGTGATGATGATCTCCCGGAAGTGCCTCTTCTTACCTTCAGAGGACTCGAACACGTTCACGCTGTCGTTGTTCTCATAGGCGTGGAACTCATTAAAAAAGATACAGCCAGGAGCCTTGCCGTCCTTTGTGGTGGCATTGCTCGTGTTGTATCTCAGGATCGATCCGGTCTCAAGGTTCTCGATCACTTCCTTTGTGACGTGGAATTTGCCCTTGAATTTGGGATTCTTATTGAGCTTGTTGTAGACGACATTGTAAGTGTCTTTAATCTGCTGCTCACTATTTGCCACGAGCTCCACATGATACTCTGGGATTCCGTATAGAGGTGTCTGCAGGAAATTGGCGAGCGGCGCCATGAAGCCGTCCTTACCATTTCCGCGCCCCATCAGCATGACGATCTCGGGGAAAAGCGGCTCGCCTGTCGCGTCGTACATGAAGACGAATGCAAGAATGAACTTCTGGTATAAGAATAGCGGGTAAAAATTTGCTTCGAGATACCGGATGCAGTTTCGAAACGTCGCCTCGTCAAAGAACACGTCCTTCCGCTTGAGCGTGGGCTTGACGACGTTCCTGATCAGCAGCTTACGGTCACGGTTGATCCACTTCGGATGCTCTTTGCAGTACGTGAGATAGTCGTCTATCTCCTTACAGGTAATCATCCTTCGAGCCTGCCAGCGTCGGTTGCTGCAGATCGAGCGCTTTCAAAATCTGCAGCATGACCAGTGTTTCATTCTTCAGGTCCGTGACACTCTGATTCTGCACTGTCTTGTCATGGCCGTTCCCTGTCCCGACCGTAATCCGGATCCCGTTTTCCACTACATCCTCTGCCAGCTTCTCCTTCAGACGATAATGGACCATGTACGTCTCGACGAGATCGATACAATAATCCGTGAATTTGTTCTGAGCCTTCAGCTGGTCGAGCAGGGATTCCTTGATTCTGTCCTCTGTCGCCATCTTCATTTTTTCATACCCCTTTACGTGTGAATTGTCAGATTTTTCCGGAGTCAAG